GCGGTTCAGTTAGTATCAATTTATTAGGTTCTAATACATGGTGTATACAAGGCGTAATTGCTCAAACTACTTCTACCGTGATTGCAAATTTTGTTGGTGGAAGCAAAACGCTTGCTGGAACTTTAGACCGCATCCGCATCACCACAGTAAACGGCACAGACACTTTTGATGCTGGCTCAATCAATATTCTTTACGAGGGCTAATATATGTCTTTAATCTTAAATGGCGATACAGGCATTTCTGCCGTAGATGGAACAGCATCCGTACCCGCCCTTGTTGGTAATGATACTAATACAGGTATTTACTTTCCTGCAGCAGATACTATTGGATTTTCTGAAGGCGGTGTTCAAGTAGGTGAGTTTGATTCTTCTGCTAACTTTAAATTTAACTCAGGTTACGGCTCTGTTGCTACAGCATACGGCTGTCGTGCATGGGTAAATTTCAATGGTACTGGTACTGTAGCTATTCGTGCAAGTGGCAATGTAACTTCTATTACAGATAATGGTACTGGTGACTACACAGTCGTTATTGATAATGATATGCCTGATGCAAATTACTCTGTTGCTGGCTCTGCTAAAGAAGCTGATACAGGAACAACCGATACTCTTTTTAAAATTGCAGAAGTGGCATCAAACCCAGCAGCAGGAAGCGTTAGAATAATTACTGGTGGTGCAAGCACAGCGTATGATTCTAACACTGTAATGGTTTCAATATTCCGTTAGGAGAAATAAATGAACCAAAGAATAATTTACCCAAACGATGATGGAGGTGTATCTATTGTAGTTCCTGCACCTGAATTTATAAAAACTCATACTATTGAAGATGTAATTGCTAAATCAGTACCTGCTGGCAAACCATACAAGATTGTAGATGTTTCTGACATTCCTGCCGATAGAACTTTTCGTAACGCATGGGAGTACCAAGAATGATTGCAATTAACTTTGACAAAGCCAAAGCGATTACTAAAGATCGCCTAAGAGCAGAGCGTAAACCTTTGTTAGAAGCACAAGATGTAGCGTTCCAACGAGCATTAGAGTCTGGTGCTGATACAACTACTATCGTAGCTGAAAAGCAAAGACTAAGGGATGTAACACAGTTAGCTGACCAAGCAACTACATTAGATGAACTTAAAGCATTGGCGGTATAATCATGACTGAAGCTGAATTAAAACTCCTAAGCCACGAAGAAGTATGTAAGGTTCGATACGAACAGATACACGCTAGACTAAAGAGACTAGAACAGATTCTCCTAGGTACTGCTGGATTCATTATTGTAACACTCCTAACCTTGGTACTTAAATGAGTAGACCACATTCCGTAGGTAAAAACCTAACTGCTAATGTTAAGACAACTGTCTTTACTGTTCCCACTAGAAACATTGCTAAGTGGACTTTAGCACATATTAGTAATCACACTGGTGGTGATAAATCAGTTAGTCTTTGGTGGTACGATTCCAGCGAAAACACTGAGGTTGTGATTATTGACGGTTATAATCTTGATGCTAGAAAATATGTACAGTTTAATGGCGGTGCATATATAGTATTAGACGAAGGAGATGAGATCCGAGTACAGTCTGAGACAGGATCTGCAATGTCTATTACTGTGAGCATGGAATTAGAGCAACGCAGCACTATTCAGAACTATTTATAGGAGAATTAAATGCCACTCGCTAAAGGTAAGTCACAAAAGACAATCAGTAAGAACATTTCTAAGATGGTCAAAGAAGGAAGACCACAGAAGCAAGCAGTCGCAATTTCCCTGCGTCAAGCAGGAGTTCCTAAACCCAAAAAGAAAGGTAAGTAATATGCCAATGGTCAAAGAGAAGAAGTTCCCCTATACAACTAAGGGTAAGAAGCAAGCTAAGCAGTATGCTAAGAAGACTGGTGCTAAAGTAGTTGCTAAGCCCATGAAGAAGATGGGAGCTATGCGTGGCTACTAAGCCTGGCTTGTATGCCAATATCGCTGCAAAGCGTCGTCGTATCGCTGCAGGATCAGGCGAGAAGATGCGTAAGGTAGGGGCTAAGGGTGCTCCTACTGCTAAAGCTTTTAAGGAAGCTGCTAAGACAGCTAAGAAGAAATGATTAAGAAGGGTAAAGAAACCTTTGCTGGGTATAATAAACCTAAACGTACTCCAGGACATCCTACTAAATCTCATGCTGTACTAGCTAAGTCTGGAGATACGGAAAAGCTTATTCGTTTTGGTCAACAAGGTGTAAGCGGAGCAGGTTCAAATCCTAAAACACCAGGAGAAAAGGCTAGACAAAAGAGCTTCAAAGCTCGGCATGCTGCGAATATCGCTAAAGGCAAGCTATCTGCTGCGTATTGGGCTGATAAAGTTAAGTGGTAGGGTATTGACTTTTAATCAATTTTATGGTATAATATAAGATATGAACTACATTCAACTAGTAAATGACGTACTTATTCGGCTTCGTGAGCCTGAGGCTTCCTCGGTTTCTGATAATGCCTATGTAAAATTGATTGCTAAGTTTGTCAATGATTCTAAAAGAGTCGTAGAAGACTCTTATAACTGGAATGCTTTGTCTGATACCCTCTCAGCAGTTACTACTGCCGATGTATTTAACTATGTTTTAGTGGGTTCAGGACAGAGATTCAGAGTAATAGATGTTATTAACGATACCCAAAACTCATTCATAGAACTAGCCTCCACCAAGTGGATGGATCAGCAGTTCTTAATGACTACTCCTCAGAAGGGATCTCCTGCATACTATAACTTCAACGGTACTAATGCTAGTGGAGATACTCAAGTAGATTTGTATCCTATTCCTAATGGTGTTTATAACCTTCGTTTTAACATTATTAAACCACAAGTACCCTTAGTAGCTAATGCTGATAATTTATTAGTTCCTGAAGAGCCTGTAATTTTAGGTGCTCTTGCAAGGGCTCAGGCAGAGCGTGGTGAAGACGGAGGAGTTCAGGCTGGGGAGACATATCAACTCATGCGTCAGAGCTTAGCAGACGCTATAGCACTTGAATCAGGACGATATTTAGAAGAACAAGAGTGGGTCTGGAACTAATGGCTAGCCCACTACAGACAGCATCAATAGCAGCTCCTGGATTCTATGGACTAAACCTCCAAGAGTCTAGTATTACTTTGTCTTCTGGCTTTGCATTAAAAGCTCAGAACTGTGTAATTGATAAGTATGGTCGTATCGGAGCAAGACGTGGATGGACTCCTGTCAACTCCTCAGTTAATACTGACTTAGGATCAGGAAATGCAGTAGAGTTTTTATTTGAAGTAGTAGATGGTGGAAATAATCAAGTACTAAGTGCTGGTAATAATAAGTTATTCGTAGGAACAACTACGATGACTACTAAGACAGTACGCAATGCTACGAATAGCGGAGATGCTACTTATACTATTACAGGTAATAATTGGCAAGGTGCTGCTATGTCTTACGGAGACGTTAGCGACTTCCAGCCTCATGTGTATTTAGCACAAGATGCTCATCCTATGCTTGTATATCATGAGCTACCTACTTCTGGTGGAGCATTTAACGCTCATAATAGCGGGACATACGGATTTCAAAGAGTAGGAGACGCTGCTACGCTTCCTTCTAATCACACTACTTCTACATTTATGCCTAGCTGGGTGTTGTCTGCTTATGGAAGAATATGGTGTGGTGGTATTACAGCAGATACTCAGACTGTTTATTTTAGTGACTTGTTAACTGGAACAGACTTTCAGAATGGATCTGCTGGATATATTAACCTTCAAGAAGTGTTACCCAACGGAGATCCTGTAGTCGCTGCTGCAGCACATAATGGTTTTATTATATTCTTTGGTCGTAAAAATACAGCAATATATGCTAATCCACTAGACACAGGTGCATTAACTCTTGTTGAGATTATCTATAACGTAGGATGTATTGCAAGAGATTCTGTACAGAACATTGCAACAGATGTTTTGTTTTTATCTGACTCAGGAGTTCGTAGTCTACAACGAGTAATCCAAGAGAAGTCCATGCCAATGCGTGATATCTCTAAGAATGTTCGTGATGAGTTAATGGCTTCTGTAGCTTCTGAAACAGACTTAAATAAGATTAAGAGTATTTACTATGAACGTGATGCTATTTATCTACTAACGCTTCCTACAACTAAGTTTGTATATTGCTTTGATACTCGTGCTCCATTACAGGACGGTGCTATGAGAGTCACAGTGTGGGATAGTATAGAACCTAAAGCATTCTTTGTAACGCAGTCTAGAGATTTATATCTAGGTAAACCAGGATATATTGGTAAATATTTTGGATATGCTGATAATACTTCTAGCTATCGTATTGCTTATTATACTAATTACTTTGACTTTGATTCTCCTACAAATCTGAAACTATTAAAGAAGATTGGGTGGGTATTAGTCGGAGGAACTAACCAATCAATTGCAATTAAATGGGGTTTTGATTATACCGAAAGTTATCAAGCTACTACATATACTTTAGATACTGCTGTAATCTACGAATATAATAACTCTACTATAGATTCTATTCCTGGTTCAACAGAATATAATATTGCTGAGTATACCTCAGGTATTGTTTTAGATAGATTTAGTATCAATGCTGGTGGTCAAGGAACTGTAATGCAGTTAGGATTAGAAGCAGATATTAACGGAAACCCAGTATCAATTCAGAAAATAGACGTAGCAATTAAGCAAGGAAAGACTTTAGTCTAAGGACACACTATGGCAAATTATACAAAAGCAACTAACTTTACAGCTAAAGATGGATTACCAACTGGTAACTCAGGCAAGATTGTTAAAGGCACAGAGATTGATACTGAGCTTACTGCTATTGCTTCAGCTATTTCTTCTAAGGCTGATACCAATAGTCCTGCTTTGACAGGCACACCAACAGTACCTACTGCTGCGTCTGGCACTAATACAACTCAAATAGCTAGTACAGCTTTTATTCAAACAGCAATCGCTGCACTTCTTCCTACAGGTGTTATCTGTATGTGGTCTGGTGCTATTTCTGCTATTCCAACTGGCTGGAGACTATGCGACGGAAGTAACAGCACACCTGATTTACGTGGTAAATTTGTTATCGGTGCTGGAGAAACAACAGCTTCAGTAACAGCTAAAGCTGGAGCAAGCGTTACAGGTTCTATTTCAGGAACTACTCTTACTGTTTCAGCCGTTGCTAGTGGTGGTCTTATTACTGTAGGAGATATAGTATCTAATTCTTCTATTGTAGAAACAGCAACAATCACTGGCTTAGGAACAGGAACAGGCGGTACTGGTACATATACATTAACTTATACTGGTTCAACAGTTTCTTTTACAGGATCTATTTCAGGCACTACTTTGACAGTAACTGAGATTACTTCTGGAACGCTTATTGTAGGTCAAGTTTTAACTGGTAACAGTGTAACTGCTAACACAACTATCTCATCTCAATTAACAGGAACTACTGGCGGTATTGGAACTTACGTTGTAACTATTTCTCAGACTCGTTCAAGCGGTTCGTTTACTGGTACGTTTACTTTATCAAGTACTACATTAAGTATTTTATCTACTTTAATGACGGTAACTGCTGTAGCGTCAGGTACTTTAAGTGTAGGTCAGTTTTTAACTGGAACTGGTGTTTCTTTTAGTACATCTATTTCTGCTCTTGGAACTGGATCAGGAAATACTGGAACGTATACTTTAAACACTGCTCAGTATTTTGCAAGTACAACAGTTTCTGCTTCTGCTGGTACAGTTACTGTGGGTGCTACTGGAGGTTCTAAAGATTCTATTGCAGTAAGTCATACCCACACTGCTATTTCTACGGTAACAGATCCTGGACATAAACATACATATATAGCTTCTACTATTGGCGGTACTGGTGGTTTAACAGCAACTAATGACTCTGCACCAATTAGAGATACAAGTGTAGCAACAACTGGAATCACTGTTTCTACATCAGTTAACGCAGCAGGTGTTAGCGGTACAAATGCTAACTTACCTCCATACTATGCTCTTGCATATATTATGAAGACTTAATATGAAAGTACCTGTAGTCTTGAGAGATGACTACACAATGTACTTAGAATTACACGATTCAGCATTGTGGTTTCATACAGATGTACATAAGTGGTCGCAGGAAGTAAAGAAGAAATACTTAGAAGATTTAAACTTATTGCAATATATGACTAATGTTCCTCTGTTAGCATTAGTAGAAGAAGAAGATATTAAGCTTGCTAAGTTTGGTAGTTTAACAGGATGGGAAATATTAAAACCTATAGAAGTTAACGACAAGAAATACACTATATTTATTAGGAGCAAGTAATGGGTAAGATAGTTAGCACCATACTAGATCCCTTCACAGGGGCTAGTGGAGTACGGAGATCAGGAGAAATAGCTGCAGCACAACAGCGACAGGCTGGTATAGATGCTGCTAGTATTGCTGCTTTCCGTCCTGTAGGAATGACTACTAGATTTGGTACGTCTGAGTTCACTCGTACAACAGATCCTTCTACAGGTGTTCCTTATGTTTCAGCAGCAAAGTACACTGGTGCTCCTGAACTAACTGCACTACAAGAACAGCTTTTTGGACGATTTGCTCCTACACTTGCACAAGCAGAATACATGCAGAGTCAGTATGCTCCACTGACTGGTGCTGCTCAACGCTTGTCTCAATTAGGTCAAGATTATATAGCTACATCTCCAGAACAAGCTGCTAAGGATTATATTACTAGTCAACAAAATTTACTAGCTTCTGGTAGACAAACTCAATTAGCTAATGCTAGAGGCGGTGCGTTTGCTCGTGGTCGTAGTGGCTTAGGAGTACAGACTGGAACAGGTACTGCTCCTGCATCTCCTGAAATGCAAGCATATTACAATGCATTAGCTCAGCAGGATTTACAACTAGCTGCTAATGCTGAACAAGCTGGTCGTCAAAGAGTTCAGTTTGGTGCTGGTTTGTTTGGCACTAGTGCTGGTCTCCTAGGAACACAAGTACAAGGAGAAGCTGGTGCATACTCTCCATTGCTTGCTGCATTAGGAGTCTCAAGTCAAGTAGAAAACATGGCTATGCAGCCTTATCAGTTAGGTATGCAACTAGGACAAGCTGCTATACCTGGTCAAACAGCAGGATCTCAGCAGTACTTTGGAGGCATGATGCAAGGTGCTCAGACACAATACGGTGCTAACTTACAAGCTCAGCAGATGAACAATCAGTTCCTCTCTAGTTTAATTCAAGCAGGTAGTGCGGCTTACGCAGGTGGAGGAGGGGGAGGCACACAGCCAATGCCAGTAAACTCTTCTGGTTATAGCACTAATATGGGTGGCTTTAGTGGCAACCCTGGGTTCAGACTTTAATAAGGAATAATTATGGGACAGCCAGTAAATCCACTATTAGGTAATCAACAAGCATTGCTCGGAGCAGATCCTGAGCTTTATCGTCAACAGTTAATTCAGCAAGAACAAGCTCGTATCAATGCTTTACCTGCACAAAGCCAACTAGGAGCTACTCTTGGTTCACTGCTTGGTAGAGGTTTAGTCAACGTAGCACAAGATCGTGGCTTCTTTGAAGTTACTAATCCTGTATTACAAAGACTAACTAATATACAAAATGTCTACAACAATGCTATGCAGAACTCTGATCCTAACGATCCATTATCTTTCTATAAGAATCTACAGACTGGATTCTCTGAAGCTGGTTTAGGTCAGCAAGCTTTAATGGCTACTCAAGAACTACGTAGAGTACAGTCAGAAATGGATAAGGCTAAAGGCGAAGCTCTTAAACTTGAAGCTGCTCAGATTGAACTATATACTAAGAACCCTGATAAGCTTATGTCGGATATTGCTACATTTCGTAAAGAAGGAAATAACGATAAAGCCAATGAACTGTCTGGTTTACTTGGTAAGATTACTCTTAGACAAGATACTCAACAAGCTAAAGACTTGGCAGAGATTGCTCTACGTAATGCTCAGACAGACGCTCAACGTGCTAGTGCAAAAAATCAGTTAGAGCAAATTGAATCTGGTAAGTATGATTGGAAGGTCATTACTAACGCTGCTCAGATACCAGTTTCAATCGCTAAGATAGATAAGAAGACAGGAGCTACAACTTATGAACCAATTCCTCCTGAGGCATTAGGAATAACTGCACCTCCAGCAGGTGCTGCTAAACCAGCTACTAGTGGTGGCAGAGCTACAGGAGTATATAACCCACAAACTGGTCAGATTGAGCCTGTAAAATAATGCCAATAATTCAAGTACCTGTCTTAGGAAATATAGAGTTTCCTGATTCGATGTCTAATGAAGAAATTGCTGCAGTAATACAAAAACAATTAGGCACTGAACCTGGTAAACAATATGGTGTAGGAGAAACTATTGCTCGTGGTGTAGAGCGTGGTATTACTTCGTCTATTCGTGGAGCAGCTCAACTCTTAGGAGGAACTCCTTCTAACATTCCTACTGAGGAGCAAGACTTAATCACTCAGATGCAAGGAACTCCAACGGCTGATCAAATCTCTAGCTTAGCAACTCCTGGTCAAATCCAACAAACAGATTTACAGCGTGAAGCTGAATTCAGAATGATGGCTCAGCAACGTCCTGTTGCAGCGTATGGTTCACAGATTGCTGGAAGTATTCTAGATCCTATTAACTTAGTTCCTCTCGGAGGAGTTCGTACTGTTGCACAAGGTGCTCGTAACATTGCAGGAGCTGGTGCTGTAATGGGAGCATTAGAGCCTGTCTATGGTGATGATAGCAGACTATTAAACATTGCTGGTGGTGCTGTCGTAGGAGGTGCTCTCGGTGGTACAATCGGAGGATTGATTCAGAAGTACGGTAAAGAAGCTGTTACTAATGCTGGTAAAGAATTAAAAGATAATCGTGCTGTTCTCTTAGGAGGATCAGGTAAGATTACTCAGGACAATGTACCACTAAGTTCTATTGCTCAAGAGATTGCTGATGTTACTGCTGCTAAGAACATTGAACTACAAGACAGTATTGTTCCTTTGCTCCAGCAGTTAGAAGACTCTGAGTTAGCTACTAAGTTAACCAATGAGATTGCTGGTGGAGACTATCGTGCTCTCTTTACAGATGCTCCGTTCAGACTAACTGACATACCTGCTTCTAGGCTTACTGCTGCATTCAGTGCAGATAATCCACTACGTGAACAGAACTTAGCAGCGTATCTTAAAGCTGGCTACAAAGCAGAAGATCCAGAGCAGTTACTTACTCGTATCGTATCAGCTAACAAAGGAGCTATTGCTACTGAGTTAGATACAACACCTCTCAATATTCCTGCTGACTCCGCAGTGAACTTCTTACTCAATCGTAAGGTACAGGAACTAGGTGGTCGTGATCTAATCAATGCTTATCTTCCTGCGTTACAGCGTGGTGTAGATATGATTAACTCTATCGATGAGTTATTCTTAAATGGTCGTGCTGCTGGTATGACTGATGCAGAGATTGCTGCAGTATTTAAGAAAGATTTCGATGAAGTTAAACCTATCCTATTCTCTGCTATTGGTAACGTATCTAATATTGGTCGTGCCTTAGCAGCAGCTAAAGCTCAGAAGAAAGTAATTGGTTCTACTGAGGAGATCCTTAAAGGATTGTCTAAGAATGGCGGTAAAGAACTGTCAGACATCTTTGCACTGCGTGATGCTGTGTCTGCTATTAAGTCTGCTCCTGGCACTAGCTTTGATAAGAATAAATCTATTGCTGAGCTTACTAAAGAATCTGTTAAACAACCAGGATGGGCAGACAAGTTCGGTGAGTTCGTAGTTAACTCCTACATATCTGGTCTAGCTACCACTGCAGTTAACGCATTCTCTGGTGTTGCTAAGGTAGGTCTGTTAGGTACTGAGCGTATCTTACAAGCAGTCAATCCTGCAAGTAAAGTTAAGATTGGAGAAGTTCTTCCTGCATTCAGAGGATTGATGGATGGTGTCTTAGAATCTGCATTCTTTGCTAAGGAAGGATTCCTACGTGGTAGTCCTCTCGATGCAGCAATGCCTGAGATTCGTGGTGCTATAGGTACACAAGAAGGTGCTACTAAAGTTGAAAAGGTATTAGGAGAAGTAATTCGTACTCCTAGTCGTCTTAGCGTAGGTGTTGACGAATTCTTCAAATCTGTCTTCCGTCGTATGGAATACAATGCTCAAGCCTATCGCTTAGCTTCTTCTGGTAAGTATGGAGATACTGAGACAGTATACAATGCTTTGCGTACTGTAAACACTAAGACAGTAGACTGGAAAGATAACATCTTGAAAGCTCCTGAATTAGCTACACTACCTGACAGTGCTCGTGTTAAGCTTGTTGACGATGTACGTAACTTTGCTAAGCAAGCTACATTCCAGGCAGACTTAGGTAGTTTTGGTAATAAACTCTTAGCTCTACGAGCAGCTCATCCTTGGGTAGCTCCTGTCATCCCTTTCGTTAAGACTCCTATCAACATTATGAAGGATGCTCTGTCATATACTCCATTAGGTGTCTTCTCTAAGAATACTCCTACGGATGTTAAGGTAGCAAGAACTGCTATTGGCATGGGCATAACTGCTGCACTAGCTCAACAGGTAGCTGACGATACTGTTACTGGTTCGTATCCTAAGGATGCTGCTAAGCGTAACGCTATGATTGCTGCTGGTATTCCTGAGTATAGTATTCGTATTGGCGATACATATTATTCCTACGCTCGTGTAGAACCTTTAGCAACTATCATGGGCTCTGCAGTAGACGGTATTAACGCAGTGCGTACATATGTAGATAAACCATCCTACGATTCTAAGAAAGAAAAAGAATTAGTAGTGGATGTCGTAGCAGGTGTAACTAAGAACATTGTATCTAAGACATACTTAGAAGGTATCTCTGGTTTACTACAGGCAGTACATGATCCAGAGCGTTACGGTGGTAGCTTTATAAATGGCTTTGCTGGCTTACTAGTCCCATCTTTTATAGCAGCTCCTGCACGTTCACAAGATCCTTATGCTCGTGTTGTGACTAGCTTTGGCGAGGCAGTACAGAATCGTATTCCTGACTTTGGATTAGGTCTTCCTATTCCTTCTCGTTCAGAACTACCAGTACAGTCTAAGTTATTTGGAGGAGCAAGAGAGAATCCATCGTATGGCTTTGCAGCTTACACTGGACTACAGACAGCTCCTGCTACACGCAATGCAGTACAAGAAGAAGTAGCTCGTACTAAGGTAGACTATAACTTACCTAGTAAGACTCTTCGTGGTGTAGAATTAGAAGGTGCTGATCAAGCTAAGTATCAGGCTATCTCTAGTCAGTATTCTGATTTAATCTTAAATCAAATCATCCAATCTGCTGGTTATGATAACCTTACTGATAAAGTAAAAAAAGTAGTATTAGAAAGAGGATTAAAAACAGCTCGCAGTGCAGCTACTAGAATTATGCTAGGAGAAAAGCTTCAAGACCCAGAATTTAGAACACAGTTCATCAGAGCAAGACTTGATAAAAAAGGATTAGAACTAGAAGAATGAGATATGTCAGATCAATTTGGATTTTTAGAAGGAGCAAAGTCTGTAACTAGTAGTATGGACGCTAGTCGTGAGGCTAGTAAATCCATTACTAAAAGTATTGTCGATGTACAAAAGGATGCTGCAGCAGTAGCACAGCAGAAAGACCTAGAGCGTAGAAGGCAGATAAAAGAATCTCAGGTCTTAAAAGAGCAGTACTTCAAGAGAGCATTGATGGAATGGCAACGTCAAGAATCCATCCGTATCGAAGAAGCTAAAGTCAAAGCTGATTTCATAAGAAAGCATGGAGTTAAACGCTGGACTGAAATCGAAACCATTAAACAAAAGATAGAGAAACAAGACAATGAACTTACTAGAGAGTTTAAAGAAGATTTGGCAAAGGTTCGTAGAGCAATGTTCATGTGCTATGCAGTGGCTGCGGTCATTGCTTGGTATCTAACCTGGGGAGTTAAACAATAATGTTACCATTGATGGCACTATTCGATGTTGGGATGAAAGTCCTAGATAAATTTATTCCTGATCCAGAAGCTAAGGCAAAGGCTCAGAAAGAACTACTACAGATGCAGCAAGAAGGAAAGCTTGCTGAGTTACAAGCTGATAACATTGAGGCACAAGAACTCACTAAGAGACATGAAGCAGACATGGCTAGTGATAGCTGGTTATCTAAGAACATAAGACCTATGACGTTAGTGTTTATTCTCTTAGTCTATTCAGCATTCGCTACGATGTCAGCATGGGACATAGAAGTAAACAACAACTATGTTGAACTGCTAGGTCAATGGGGGATGTTGATTATGTCTTTCTATTTCGGGGGACGTACGCTGGAGAAGATAATGGATATGAAGAAAGGTAAAGATGAACCTAAGCCCTAACTTTACCTTAGAAGAATTAACCCACTCAGAAGTAGCTGAGCGTAAAAACTTAGACAATACCCCTAATGCCAGTGAGGTTGCTAACTTAACTCGCTTAGCAGCTTTGCTTGAGCAGGTTAGAACTCTATTAGGTAAGCCAATAATGATTAACTCAGGCTTTAGGTCTAAACCAGTCAATGACTCTGTCGGTAGCAAGGACACTAGCCAACATAGGATAGGTTGTGCTGCTGATATCAGAGTCCCAGGAATGACCCCTAAACAGGTCGTAGAGGCTTGCATTGCTTCGGATATACCCTTCGATCAAATCATCGAAGAATTCAGCTCCTGGACGCATATAAGCGTTCCTAACGGTACTTCTGATAAGCCCAGAAGACAGGCTCTAATTATTGATAAGGCTGGTACTCGTCCGTTCCAATGAAAAAAGCCCTCCGAAGAGGGCTCTTAAGTTACAGCTCAAAAGAAAACAGTAGTCTGAATATTCCTACGTCTACGATTAGATGTCGACAGTCATCATACTCAGCGACGTATTCAAAGCCTACCATGAATCCAGTGAGAAAATATAGTTCTATACTCATTTAACTGGACATGCACCACTGGCACACTCGTCCCCTCCATCAAAGTTTGCTTCATCTACCTTAGTAATCAAACGAGTCTTAGCGACTAGCTCATCATACTGCTCCTTAGTAATCTCCTCTAAAGGTGCTTGATGGAATCCATGTTCATTGTGTAGCAGGAAAGACAAGGACTTGTGGTTGTTCTTGTAGTTCTTAGCAAGGTACTTCTTAATCTCAGGTAGTTCTTCCTTACGATAATACACTGTACAGGAAACACTATTGTCTGACCAATGAGCTTGTAACCATTTCACAACTTCTAGCTGATCAATCGCAGTCATCTCAGCAGCAAGCTTTGTTCCCTCTGGATAGCAGAATGGGAAGCTAACTACCATTGTACTGTGATCTTCACTACCATCAAAGTTACGCTGATACTCCACAGGATAACCGTGATCACGACAGACTTGTACTAAAGCGTGGTCTGCTGCGATACGAATCCTACGAATCATGTGTCTAGAATACGCAGGATGGCAACCAGAAGTTACACCTGGAAGTAACGATAGAGTACCTGAAGGTTTAACAGTGGTAAGTTTTACTGACTCAGGAAAGCCATGCTTAGCACTGTACTCCTTATCGAAAGCTCGTAACTCTTCATAAGCTTCAGATAACCAGCTACGTTGTTCATCACTTGCTTGCAAGACACCAGTAACTCCGATGCCCATCCGCATATTACTATGCACAATATCTGCAGTCTCTTCGAGATGGCAGGGTAATGCGAGACTATGCTTATTGATTCGATATAACAGCTTACAGATGTCTACGAATTCTTCCTTACTAGTTACATTCGATAGATATATCTCAGCTAAGCAACAAGTCTCATAAGGAGCTAGGGACTGCTCAGCACAAGGATTGTAACCCATCACCTTAGGGTCAGGATACTGAGTCTCTCCCAGTCTTCCAATCTTTCTGCTAAGCTTCAGGTTTATTAAACCATAAGGTTCGCCCTTACCTTCATACCCATCCCAGAAATACTCATGTAGATCTTTGAAGTCGTTACATACTACGCTGTTATTAGACATAGCTCTCCACGAGGGAATGTTACCCATGTCCCACCGTTTAGCCAGCAAGTATTCAACGTCATCAGGATCACCAATAGCAATCTGAGCAGAGCGTCTTACATTACCAGCGACTACTACTGCACCGATAATATTCATAATGTCGAGGCAGTCGATAGAGCGTAGCTGTCTACCTGCTCTCTTCTCCAAGATCTCACTGATCTTAGCAATACCCCAACATAAATCCTCAGCACCTGAAGCAGTGCCTCCGAAGCCCTTAATAGGAGAACCCTTACCTCGTACTAGTATAGTAGAATACGTAAAAGTAGTTTTACTATCGCTGAGGAAAGCTGCCTTAAGAGTCTTACCAAGCAACTGAACCCATCCCTCACGAGAATCAGGAACGATAAAGTCAGCGTCGTTACTATCCACACGAGTAGGAGTAGCAAAGCTGGAGTTAACAGGAGGAAGTTTTTGTATATGCTCTCTTTGAATATTATATCCAACTCCAGATCCTAACATTAATAAGTCCATTGCCCAAGTAAAGGGACGTACTGGATGATCTATGACAGTGAATGCACAGTTCTGTAGACTAGCTAGACCTAAGCGACCTACTGTCTCAGTACCAAGCTGCCATAAGAAGCGACCTGCTACAGTACCCTTCAATTCCATCAGATACTTCTGTAAGCGTTTCTTCTCAGCATCAGTAAAGCCACACTTAAGCTGATCATTAGACGCTGCTACGACACGATTAACTGTGTCTTCAAACTCTTCTGTAGGACTAGCAGGATCTGCTTCGTTCAATCGACGAGCATATGTCCTTTTGTATGTGATATAGCCTACGGTGCTAAACGGTGTATTAAATTCTGTCATTCAGTTTCTTCCCAATCTACTTCTTTTAGAAGTCGGTTATAGTTATGTTCTATCGTATCGCTAAAAGTTTCTACTAAATCTTCTGAAGCTATGTCGAGTAGCTCCAGAAGCATTACTTCGTCTAAACTCTTCAACCGTTCTTTTAACTCTGGCAGTGTAAGAGTACGATTCATTTTACTTTTTCTTAGCAGTACGCTTAGTAGCATTAACCTTAGCAGCTTTAGCTGGCTGAGTAGCACATACTTCAATAAAGTCGATAGCTTTTTGCATGGCTTCCTGGTATGCTTTTAACTGGGTAGTAGCTTCTTTGTAATTCCAATCACTACACCACCAGTTAGCTACGTTCTTAGTATCAGCCTGAATGGTTAAGCTAACTTGCCAGTCATCGTCTGCATCCATACGTCCATCAACTGTTACGAATGCATTGTCTTCTGGGAAGAACTTATTAAACTTTACTGCCTTCATAGGTTTTTGCTCCTTTAAAAATTTATGTGAATCGTTAAGAATTTTTACTAATGATGTGGTCAAGATAGTGTCTCGCTTTCTTTAAGTCTTGGATTCCGTCTTTATGTTTCCAACGTAGTATATATTTTACCACATTTCCCTCCCAAAAGTCAAGATCCCATGCTTCAATAATATCCCAAGGTTGTATCCCATTACCTTTGTGATAGTGTTTACCACCTACCTGCTTGTCCCTAGGAGTTAACTCAGGCTCTTCTACCTGTAACCTACGAAAGTATTCTTCTAAGGTTATTTCACCTTCACATTCTACATATCCGTATGGCTTAGGCATTGCTATTGGATTCATAAATACCTCTTCTTTAAAAAGTCTAAGGAAACAAACATCTCATCGAAGCAACCATCATGAACTTCGTGTAAGACCACAATACCTCTCCAATAGTTATTACCTTGTGCTCCCAAATAGTCTTCATCATGTTCATAACAACTCCCTGCAATTATTGCTGTAAGCGTTTTACCATCTGCTCGAATAGCGTAAGCAACTTGTCTACCTTGTTGATGACCCACAATACACGACTGGTGTTTCTTGGAGATAATCGCTGCTGCCGATCCAACAGGTCTATTAAGAGCACCTGCAGTAACATAATGGGAATATAAAACACCGTCAATAATAATAGGCTGCTCAAAAGGAATAACTTCCCAACCAGCTTCAGCATACTTCAAGTCCTCTATTGAAATAGTACCATCTAACATCGAATCGTTTTCAACTGCACGATTGATACGATGCTCGTGATTACCAAGTGTTAATACCATTCGTGGTTTATATACCTTATCTTTATTCCTCCGCTGTCTTGCTTGTAAGTCACGCAGTGGTTTTAATAAGATGTCCATTGCTTCGTGTGTTGCTGCTACATCATGCTTATATCGTCTACCCTCGAAGGACTTCTTTCCTTTATCATAGCTTGATAATGAAGGCATGTCCGCAAAGTCCCCAATATTAACAATAACATCAGGACGCTTCTTAACAATGTAGTTTCCAATCGCTTTTAAATAATTATAATCATGACCAGGTTTCACTTGACAGTCTGGTATTATTAAGTGGGTCGTCATCATAATCCTTTATATTAATTTGATATCCATATATATTTGATAAGAAGGAGATAAACTCTCGCATCACATAGTCCCAAGACTGGTCTGCTTGAATGTTAAACTCATGACGAACTTCCTTATTAAAAGGAAAGTCATAACGTGCATCTACTTCATCTCCTTCGATAAATAAAAACGTATATCTATTTATAGGATGTTCCATTTAGCGTCCTTCCAAAAGTAAATCCATCCTTGTTCATCCATACCAAGGACAGTGAAGTTATCTTTATCTCCGATAACCTTCCATTCAATTATCTTTACTGACATTTATTCTCCTTATAATCCGTAGCAGTTTATACAGCAGAAACTTTCTGTAACTAACTACCACGTTTTACTAAATCAAAAAAGTATTCAGCATCCACCAAGACAAGAGGCTTACTATTATTCTGCTTCAAGACTACGAGTGGCTCGACTAGTCCATGCGTCTGAGCTTGTTCATAATCCTTGAAGACCGCAATAGCTTTACGATTCTTGCACTCAATCTGAAAAGGAAAAATACTACGAGCAGCCGAGCTAAGCTGAACATCCTCTCCACTCGCTCCCATGCTTGTGCTTCTGACATCATCAGTGCTCAGCGTAGGGAATCGTTGGAGTATCTGGTCTCTCACCCACTGCTGTAGCTTTCTTCCTTTTGCTTTTGCTGACTGTGGTTTCAAACTTCATTACCTTTCGTTTCTTTATCCATGCCTTAGGTATGTGTATCCTAGCGTTACTATTATCTTTAGACACTGTGGACGCAATACATAGAGCATCTTTTGTTTCGCTGATCAAGAATCCTACAGTATGGCAAAGATCTATTTCTGCTTTGACTTCGTCTTCCCATCCTGCGTCAGCAACTGCGTCGACCCACTGGACGTAGATAACTTTGGAGGTTTCCAGATTTCGTTTGACTGTCTTCTTATCCATAACAATTGTCCGTTCTCCAGCACCCTTGCTTCGTCGCCTTTGTAAGCCTCCAGGACAGCAAGATACATTTCGTTTTCGTCTTTGCATTCTTTGAGTATTCTTTCTGCTTTAACTTCTCCAATGCCTTTAAGCCCAATAACATTGTCGACCCTATCACCAGTTAAAATCTGTTTATAAAAATTCCTGATGCCTTCTTCCTCAGTCACATAATATCGGAGATCATTAGTAAAGTTAAAGTGATCACCACGAATCATGTCTAAGTCTTTATCAATTGTACAAATACAATACTCACCAGGCTCTAGTGCATACGCTGCGATACCAATAGCGTCGTCTGCTTCTTGTCCTTCAATCATCTCAAAGCCCCAGCTCTGCTGCATATACTGTCTTAGTATAGCGTAGTGCTTTGGCTTAGCTGATTTACGATTACCTTTATACGGAGCAGTTACTGCTACTTCATTCCTAAAGTTACCACCACCTGTAAGGTATCCTTTGTAGTCCTCAAATCCATTGAAGAGAATCAGGTTCTCTAGAAACTCACCACACCTAGCTATCGCTATTGACTCCTCATCTTCTTCGGATGAAAAGCCAATGCGATATACTAAGATGTCCCCATCAATCAGGGCAGTGTGCATTAAAGAGCTTCTTCCTCGATGTCTGCTAGGTTAACACCAGTAGGTTTGTACTCGATCAAATCTTTAACGATGATCTTGCTAATGCCTACTCCTACACCTTGCTTACCACCAACATTATAGTTGTATGGTTTAATCAAAGCTACACCTTTAGATCCGTTAGCAATCTTAACAGTGATCTGATTACCCTTCTCATCTACTGCGAGGATAGGATATAGCTTGCTCTTAGCAGTAACGAAGAAGCCTTGGTCAGGTTTCTTAGCATCGTTCTTTACATTGATGCCCATGTCCATCAAAGTCTTGATAGCATCCTTGGATAGGTTGCAAAGATCTACCTGAAACTTGTCAGAATATTTGTTCTTCTCATTTAATGAAGCCCAGAAGAGGTCGGCTTTAATTGGTACTGGTTTTGCTTGTTCCATTTATTTCTCCTTAGTAAACAACTACATATATTATACACTATTTTTAATGCAAATGCAAGTTTTTATCTGCTTCTTCCTGTTCTATTTCAAGGACATGTAAGGATCGACGCAGTATTTCGATAGTATCTTCATTGGATAGACAAGTATATACAGTCAAGTAATCGTTGTCATTTCCTAGAATAACTAATGGTTCTACATGCTCAGGTATATCTTCCATCTTCATGGTGCAAAGTCTGCATCTTTGATAGCTTCTAAGTATTCTTGTGCTTGATCTAGTTCTTTCTCTGCTTCACGTAGCAGTGATCTAACAGTCGACACATGATTACCTTGTCTTAGAAGTTTAAGTACTGCTTGTTTAATTTCATCCATCAGTGTGTTTCCTTCCATGAATTTCCTACTCTGTACTCGCCAGTGAGAGGGCATCGCATTTCTAATACACGACCTGCTTGCTCGATAGCTTGTACTCCTAACTTACCTACCATATCTGCGTATGCTTCTTCTACTTCAATCTGCCATTCGTCATGCACGTTAGCAACAAACTTATAATCAACACCTAGTTTACTCAGTCGTTCATCTAGGATTACTAATGCTTGCTTCATGACAATCGCACCCGCACCTTGGAGAAGTGTGTTGACTGCTGCATGGTCAGACCTAACGTGTAGTCTACGTCCATCAAGACCTGGTAATGATCCCGACGACTTGCAGACTTTAGCCACGTTCTCCCTAAGTGCTCGCAGTTTCGGGGTGTTTTCCAGAAAAGAATCAATAAGTCGTTGTCCTTCTTTCGCTCCAGCACCCACAACTTTCCCGATCTTGGCAGCCCCTGCACCATAGAGGAATGCATATATAAACGTCTTTGCTTGAGCACGTGTTTCGAGTCCAGCAGCTTTCTGGTTGGCTGTGTGGATATCACCTTGTGTGACCTCATAAATATACGCATCGTCTTTCATATAGTGAGCAAGCATCCTAAGCTCCAGTCCTGAAGCATCGATACCAACTAACTTATATCCTTTCTCTACAATCCAAAGATCCCTACAGTCTTCTCCGTAGGGGCTACCACAACTAGGTACTTGTGCCATGTTAGGACTGTGATGTGTCATCCGTCCTGTCACTGCACCATTCGTTATTACTTTACCATGTACTCTACCATCAGGTTGTATCACATCTAACCATGATTTGATCTGAGCAATTCGTTTCTGTAACAACAAGAACTCAGCAATCGCCTTAGCTTCAGGAAAATCTAAGCCTTCGAGCGTCCCTTCGTCGACGATTGGTTGACCGTTTTCTGTGAACTTCTCTGGCTTCCAGCCTTTCTCGATGAGCCTTTCACCGATTTGCTTGCGACTGCCTGGGTTGAAGACTTCGACGAGGGGCTTGAGAGGCTTTCCTGTTTTCTCTGAGACTCGTGGGGTTGTCTTGGTTGGAAAAATGTTTTGAAGCTCAGTCTCAAGAATAGCCAGCTTATTTTGCAGCGTTGCCAGAAGAGTGACAGCAGCCCTCTCGTTGAGTTTGAATCCGTTTGTTTCTTGCGTAGCGATGACCGCTTGTACATTGTGCTCAAGTTTAATACTCCTCTCATCAAATTTATTTCTAGTAAGTTCAGCAGTTAAATGCTGATACAGTTTCTCAGTTACTAAAGTATCTTGAATGCAGTACTCCTCCATCTCTTTGGAATAACCTGTATCAAAATCTTTGAAGTCTCCCTTAGCAAAACCTAAGCGTTGACCCCATGCATCTAAACTATGTCCTCCCTCTAGACTTGGACTTAATAGGCGACTTAGTACGAGCGTGTCGCACATCTGGCTCTGCTTCATCGTAATGTTCCAGTTCCTTTTCAGTACTGGGGCATCGAAGCATATTCCGTTGTGCATTATAATCAAATCGCAACTGTCCAAATACTTTTGTAGTCCGCTTGCTTCCTTCCATACTTGTACATCTCCTCCTATTTCTCTAGTAACGCACATCCATATTTGGTCATGCTTTAGATTTGTTTCTATGTCGAGAATAATCTTTCTCATTGCATTCCATTTCCAAAAGTTATTCCAATTAAATAAATTTAATGGAGGACATTTCCATATCACTACACTGGTACTCCTTGTCTAATTCGATTAGGATGTTCACGCTCTAGCCAGAAGCAGCGTAGCTGTCCATGCTCATCCTTCGCTACGTAGCCATCCCACTTAGAATGCTTGGTGCTGTAGTTGTTGCACTCAATGTGTTCTAACATGTGTCGGTATTCATTAGCAGCGTATCCTACCATAAGTCCTAGCAGTAGGGCTGCGAAGACGATAGCATCTTTCATTTAGATTTAGGAGTACGCTTCTCAACTTCTTTAACGATAGTCTGCTGGGTAGCCATCACAAAAGCATCTTGTAATTCCTTGACCATCAGTTCTAATTTAGCAACCTTAGCACCCAGTTCATTGACTGAATCGATTATCTTAGGCAATTGCATTAAACTCATTTCATAACCTCACATTTATATAGGTGACTACTCCTGCGAAATACAGGATTACAGCCACAACTTCAACCAGGATCAAAGGTAGATCACGCTGCAATATACCAGCATAAGTCCACAAGCCTGATCCAACAAGTCCAAATAATATATTAAGGGGATATACATTGAAACTAGTTAACCCTATTCCAATTAAGCATAGTACAGTACCTCCCCATTTGATACCATTATTATAACATACTTTCTCCATGTTGGCAACCTTATAATTTAGTTTCTTCAGGAGGCAACTCGTTCATCCTACCAGTATCACGACGATACAATAGGCGACAAGCTAACCCAGTTAAACCACTGAATCTATTCTTCAATACTCGGACGTAGGTAGTGTTACGCTCGGTCTCATCCTCGTGCTGTCCGTTACGCTCTAATCCAATCACCATGTCTGATAACTGAGCGATAGAACCTGAACCTCGTAGCTGTGCTAGGGATGTAGCAGCACCTTCCTCATGCCCCTTAGATTCAGGACGCTTAAGGTGAGACACCACAAACAAAGCAATGCCAGTCTCTTGCACAATGGTACGAAGCTTAGTCATGATCTCGTCTAATGCTTTTCTTTCGTCGCCATTCTCCTGAGCAGATACCACAATCGATACGTGATCAAGAAATACATAACGACAATTGAGACCTTTTGCCATGAATCGTACTCGGTTGATAATATTGTCAATGGCGGTAGACCCAAAATGATCAAACAAAAATACACGATCAGTTCCAAGGGTAGCATCAAATGCATGTCTAAGTTCCTCCTCATCAGCGTCACAATCAGGTAAGTGTAGTGGTTTATTTGCAGCAAGTGACATCAAACTCTTAGCAGTTTTCTTGACCGACTCCTCTAAGAACATGAGACCAATGTTATCCTCAGTCTTATTAAGAATCTGCCACACAATCTCACGCATGAACTGAGACTTACCTAGTCCAGATCCTGCAGTAACTGTAACGAGTTCTCCTAAACGAATACCATAGGTAAGGTTATTCATACCATGATACGGATACTGTACCTCAGCCTTCTCAACTGGTTGGTTTACTAGATCCCACAAGGTAGATCCTGCTACGATACCATCAGGTACATACTTCTCTGCGTTCCACCATTCCTCAACAAACTCCTTCACCAATCCCTGGATCAGGTAATCATTAGCATCCTTGAGTTCCTGCTTAGGGAATCTAAAGATGTGTGCTTTACTGCCAAATAATTCAGCAACTTGATTCGCTGCTTGCTGTCCAGGTTCATCGTTATCAAAGCAGATCACAATCTTATCAAAGGAATCTAGATACTCAAAGCTTGCTCTGCAATCCTTCAGTGCTGACGTAGCACCGTTACGAATGGATACCACTGGGTAGCGAGAACCAGTCAACTGATAGCATGCCAAGGCATCAAACTCACCCTCGGTAATCGTGATAGCTTTACCACCTGGAGTAAACTTGTTCTGTCCGAATAGCACTGCTTCCTTCCAGTCACCCATCACACTGAATTGTTTCTCAGTCATTGAGCGAGTCTTAGCAGCAACAACCTTACCAGTCATATCACAATATGGAAAGTAGTAACTAGTACCATCAGAACCTGCACCAAAGAAGTGCATAGTCTGTGTAGAAATACCACGCTCTACAACTGGGGTAGCTTCTACATTTGCCAATGCCTCTAGGACTGATTTAAACTGCTTAGGAGAAGAGTTTGTAGGTTCGGTGATACCCTCCCTTAGGACAGCCTGAACCATCGCCTCTGAACCCTTCTTATAAGTTCCACACTTATGACAGTACTCATGCCCATCATCATAGATACTGTTAGCATCTGAAGATCCGCAGGTACTGCAAGGTATGTGTTTCAAAAAGTTACTATCTGTTTTCATTCAATGCCTCATCGTGTTTAATAATCCACTGCAGTGCATCACGCAGTATGTCAAAGCTTGGTGACTGCTCAGTCTTACTAGTCCATTGATAGCTTGGTTTATCTAAGACATCCCATGTATCGTCCTTCCACTTAGCAGTGCGTTGGTGCGTTATCTCTAGGTTCATTCGTAGGAAAACTCAGCAGTGGTATCGTGTTGCTTTAGTTTAAAGTTCCAGGCATCAACGATATCTTGTAAGACTGTATCGATACCATAGCGACCTGCACAATCAATCATGTTTTGTATTGCAAAGTGGTAGTGCATTTCTTCTTGATAGTTATCTTCCATAGTTACTCCTAAGTTTAACTCCTAAGTTATATTAATATAATACTATATAAAAAACTATCTATATAGATAACTACTTAGTAGATAGTATAACATATTTAAATATCATTGTCAACCCTATTATCCATACGATTAAATGAATCATACTCGTTACTATCCAGTCCTTCGTCTCCTTCGTAATCTTCGTCTTCATCGTATAGGTCTGCTCTTTCATAAGTTAGTAAGTCATCACTGACAGTAGCGTAACATTTATTACACATGTCCAGGTATTCATTTGTATGTACACTCTTACGAGTGGCTTCAAAATCAGACAACATTTTATTACAACAGTAGCATCTCATAGCAGTGCATCTCCTAAGTTCTTATAAGCCCAGTTAAATTTATTGTCTACAGTTTTCTTCTTCTCCATCATAAGTACTTGAATCTTAAAGCTTTTATCTAGTCTTAGGAATCTCTCTGCTTCTTCTTTATAACCAAAGATTCTAACAACTGAACCATCATAATCTAAAATCTTATATAGCTTTTTCATTGTAGTACTCCGTATAAGTAACAAGATAATTCTAACCCGATATAGTATAGCACATGACCACCAAAGTAAGCAAGTGCAAACCATAAAATATATTTAATGTACTTGTCTTCGTTATTAATCATACCAATCATCCTCATCGATAAAGTCTGTCTCATCTAGCTCGAGCTCTAGCTCTTCTAATTCCTCCTCAGTTAACTCGTCTTCTGGTTCATAGTAACTATCGTTATTGTATCGGTTCATCTTCAATCTCCTCATGGTATTGTCTTAATTGATTACACATATCTTCCATACTAGCAAAGCATGTGGGACAGAATGCAACATACAGTATTCCAAAGTATCCGTCAATCCCTCCCTCACCATCAAGAGAGAATTCACAAGAGCATACATTACATTTACTTAAACTATCGTCTTCCATTTTCTAATCCTCTCTGATAGTACAATAGGTTTACTCCAATCTGTATCACCTCCCTTACGAGGGTAAGCGACAATACTTTCGTGGTCATCCTCCAGTGTAAAGTTAATCTCCCAGTTACGAGTAGCCCAAAACCAATCTCCCTGGTATTTAATCTCTTCATCAAACCTATTCCAAAGTATATCAGCAATTCGTTTAAGGTGATTAATCTTACTCATGAATCCTCCATTATGAAAATGTATTGAGCTCAGTAGCGATATAAGACCCGTCAATATCTCTTATCCACCCACTACCAAACCATTGATTAACTCTATGATCAAAGTATAAGTCTATCCAATTCTCGCCCCATAGTACAGTGATATCAGTATTACCTTGGCTAATCTCTTCATTAACTGCTTTCATTACCTGAGTATAGCTAGGCTTACGACCATCAAATACAATTTCTTTAATCTGATTACATACGCTCATATTTCCTCCGTTAGTTTATGATCAATCAACTCTTCAATTAAATCACACTTCGGTAACTCTGTCAAGTACTCTTCCCAGTATTTATAATCCTCCGTATCATAGCCCCACATATCCTCTTTATATCCTAAGATAAAATCTAATAAATCTTTATGACTTGCTTTGCTGTTCATTATACAATCTCCTAAGTTAAATACATTCTATCATAAATTACTGCATTGTCTATAGGGGAAAACCCCTATAGTATCTTATTTAACTCCTACAATTAATCCATCATTCATAGTAACTTCGGCAAAAAACTCTCTTCCCATTCCTGTAATATGCGGACGATTAGCACCTACTATTTTACCTGTACTAACATATTCATTACCAAAAATACTAGTCTCTATATACTTTAATCGTTGACCTACATTAGCTTTTAAATCCTTCTTACTTGCGTACTTGAATACTAACATTTTTAATTCTCCTTTGCTTAGTTGATGATACAAGTATACTACAATTTATTACATTGTCTATAGGTGTTAACCCTTAGTTGCTATAATCTTGATTACCTTAGCTTTACTACTACCATGAGCGATAAATCCTACAATAACTTTACGCTCTGATTTTTGACACAATGCACAAGTCTCACAAGTTACATTGTCTTTTAATTGTGCTGGGCATATTGCCACTGTATTACCTGAAGGGGTTTTAAACGTGCTTACAGCGTCGCTATGACCTTCTAATACTACAGTAGTAGGATACCCTTCATTGTATGCTTGATCTGCTTCTGTAATGCTTTCAGTGCTTGCGTTTATTGTAAACCCTTGAGCATTAGCTTGCTTGATAGCTATAGCATTGTCTCCTACTCTAGGATAATGGGTATAAGTAAACCCTCTTTTACCATGGTTTGCCTGTACCAATGCTTTAAGCTTAGCACTATCGATTAAATTGTTTTGCCCTGGCAAGTCTCCTGCTTGATTATGTCTCCACAATTGCCCTGGTTTAAAACCTGATACAGTAGTGCAAAACGTATCCCAATCAGTACCACGCTCTTCGTTGGTTACTTTATTCCAATGCATGTTAAGGTGATAGTCTAATGCATAACAACCACCTTCTTTAAACGAGCACGTATCTGGGCATGAATGCTTGCTAGTAGTGCTTACTGGTATCTTACCAGTTTTAGTATTGCTAGATTTTAATGTTAAGTGTACTTGCATTTTTGTTTACCTTTTTAATAATTGTAAAGCCTTCATTAAATTGTGCATAATACCTTGCTTCTTTTAATGTCTTAAATTTAAAGTCTTTTCCATTAACTGTAAATTGGTACATACCCTAACCCTTTCCAATTAAATGATGATTACCTAGCATTTTCTCTTCTAAAATCCATAACTTCTTTTGCATATTACTTGCATGCTCTAACGCTATTGCATGCCCTTTGTTGCTATCAATAATTCCTTGGTAATGGGTTAACTCCTTCCAAATACCTTGTAGCAATAATCTACGATCTTCAATTCCTAATTCTATTTGCATGATTAACCCTCCAATATTTTATCATGTAATTGTTTAGCTTCTTCCTGGCGTTGAATACTTTCCGAAGTCTTGTATTCTAACCAAAGTAACTCCATCAAAATGTTACGCTCTTTTAAAGTTAATTCCATAAACCCTCCTGTAGTGTTTTAAGAATACCCTAGTCAACTGATTAAGTCAACTAGGGCAAACCCTTAGTATACTATGTTATTCTCTAGTGCTACCTGGTAAGCGTCATCATGCCCTAAGGTATTGATTAGCTCATAGTCATCATCGATAAAATCGTATACTTCTAAACTGAATTGCTTAGTCTTAGGATCATACTCTAGCACGTCGGTATCGTCGATCTGCCAGGTAAACTTATCGTTAGCCTGGTCAGGTAATAAAGCCATTGGTACTACTTTCTTTTGCTCAATTAGTTTTAAGAATGTGAATTTCATTGTATTACCTCCATTAGTTGACTACAGTGGTAGTATCTCACAAGCTACCAGGTAAGTATATAGGTATAAACCCTAGTATTATAGGTTTGGTCTATTGAGTCCTGGATAGCGATAGAGTGACACTATAACTCCCTCACTTAGCAGATTCTAGCTAGTTTGTCTATTAGGGAAAACCCCTATTGACATATGCTCGAAAGTATGCTAGGGGGAGGGGGCTACACAAACAAACTAGAGCGTTAGAACCCTCTGAAACACCTAAAAAGTTAAATTAAGAAGTGCTTAATAATTGAGCATATTAGAAGAAGTTAACGACAGAAGACAACAGATAAGGAATACTATATAAATCAATGAGTTAGTAATCGTAGGAGATAACAGAAGATGAACTACGATAGTGAATAATAAAGGCTAGTTAGCTACACTTGCGGAATACGTGCTAGTTTACTGGGTAGACCCGCATGTGAGACGTGCTACATAGTGGGTATAGTAAAATATTACTTGACAAATTCTCATAAGTATGGTATAATAGTTGTACTAAGGAGAAAAAACGCTATGTTAGCTCCTAAGTAAATACAATATAAAAAACAAACAATATAAAAACTACTTAGTTAACTTAAAAGTAAACTTAGAAGAGTAGTAATTTTTAAATGTTAGTCTCTACTTACGTAGGAAAAGGCTTAGAGTGGACTTAGAAGAAAAAGAAGACAATCAGGTTGTTGTGTCTATACCTCGTAGGGGTCGTCCACCTAAGGCTGTCGTAGAAGCGAAGCGTAAAAGAGGCAAGGTAGGTCGTCCCCAGGGCGACACAGGAAGGATCGCTGAATTCAAAGCAAGACTCCTGAGTACTACTGGAACTAAGGTTATAGACACTGTCTTAAGAAAAGCCTTGGACGATGAAGATAAAGATCAGATAGCATGTCTAAAGATGTGCATGGACAGACTTCTACCTGTCTCACTCTTTGAAAAGGATGCTAAGGGTCAGCGGAATGCTGTAACAATTAACATCACTGGCTTGGGTGAGACTAAGGTGGAAGCTGTAGAGACCATCGACATGGAAGACGAAGATGAATCTTAATTTCGAGCTCCTGCCCTGGCAAAAGAAAGTATTTAGTGACGACACTAGGTTTAAGGTAATCGTAGCAGGTCGTCGCTGTGGAAAGAGTAGACTCTCAGCAGTAGCCCTCTTGGTAGAGGGACTGAGATGTCCAGCAGGTAGTGCGGTTATGTACGTAGCTCCTACGCAAGGACAAGCCAGACAGATTATCTGGGACTTGCTAATGGATCTTGGCAGAGAAGTGATAACAAACTCCCATGTAAATAACATGGACATCACTTTGATTAATGGTGCTAAGATCTATGTCAGAGGAGCTGATAGACCAGATACCTTGCGTGGAGTCAGCTTAACATTCCTGGTCTTGGACGAGGTAGCTGACATTAAACCAGATACTTGGGAGAAGGTCTTACGTGCTGCGTTATCAGACAAAAAGGGTAAAGCACTCTTTATTGGGACTCCGAAGGGACGCAACTGGTTCTACGATATGTATAACTTGGGGTCTTCTGAAGAGGATCAGGAGTGGAAAAGCTGGCACTTTACAACGAAAGATAACCCGCTCATTGATCCGAAAGAGATTGAAGGAGCTAAAAAGACTTTATCGTCATTTAGTTTTAAACAGGAATACGAAGCCTCCTTTGATAACGCAGGAACAGACTTATTCAAAGAACAATGGATAAGGTATGGAGAAGAACCTAGTGAAGGTGTTTATTACATAGCAATAGACTTAGCAGGTTTTACTAATGTTAACTACTCCTCCGCAAGAGCAAAGAAATTAGATGAATCAGCTATCGCAGTAGTAAAAGTAACTGAAGATGGTGACTGGTTTATAAAGAAGATTGAGCATGGACGCTGGGATGTTAAGGATGCAGCAGCTAGGATTCTTAAGAACATCAGAGACTTTCAACCAGTAGGTGTAGGAATTGAAAGAGGAACAGTACGTAACGCTGTACTGCCCTATCTCAGTGATCTAATGAGATCAAACAACGTCTACGCAACGATACAAGATTTAACGCATGGTGGTAAACAAAAGACTGAGAGGATTGTCTGGGCATTACAAGGACGATTCGAGCACGGTAAGGTAACACTGAATGAAGAAGAGGATTGGACACAGTTTGTGGATCAGCTTCTAATGTTCCCTACCTCTCAGGTGCATGACGACTTAGTGGATTCTTTATCTTATGTCGATCAGTTAGCTGTAACGTCGTACTTTACAGATGACATGGACGATGAATATGAACCTAATGACTTTATATCGGGATATTAAATGAGTATAACTGGTAGCTTGTTTAGGATGGTAGCTCCTGGGTTAGTAGATAACTTAGAAGCACAAGGCTTGTTTAAAGGTTCTAGCAGAGTAGCACCTAGTCTAGTCCCTGAGATGTTTATTGGACGTGAAGGTATTAGCAACTTAGGAGCAGCAGGTATGATTGACGCTCCTGCAGCTACGAATCTCTTAGAGAATGCACAGCGTGATTGGTTTAAATTACCTGCTGAGGAGTGGAATACAATCTACGGTAAAGAAGCCATAGCGTTTGATCCTGTAGCTAACAAGGCAATGTTAGAGATCAGCGATAAAAATGTTGATCTTAGAAAAGGTGTAGACCTTAATAAACTACCAGCAAACGAAGTTTTAACTTTTGATGAAATTTTCAAAGCAGATGTATTAAAGAAAGCATATCCAGATATTGGAGATGTGACAGTTTCTTTCTTAGATGATCCTACATCTAGTCGATTAGCAGCATTCGCTCCTGAGCAGAACATGATTCTGTTTAATCGTCAACATCCTGACTGGAGACAATCAGACACTCCATTAAATGTTGCTGTTCATGAAATCCAACACTACGTCCAAGGTAAAGAACTCTTTACTAAGGGTGAAAGTTTTACTAAGACTCTTAACGAAAACCAAGTATTTACACAATCTAACGAAGCAATGCCTTTAGTAATCGCTAAAGCTTTGCCTGAGTCTTTACAGTTTGCTAAGCAATTTAAAGGCATCGGTTTTGATAAAGACTCAGTCGTTGATGCTATTGCTGGCTTCACAGCTAAAGATGGACTATCTGCTCGTGCAAGTTTAACTAAAGCATTTAGAAGTAAAGACATGGCTGATAAGTTCATTGCCAATGCTCAGAACTACCCAGCATTAGCTGGTGTAATTGAAATAAAAAATATTTCTAGTCAAGCATATCAGCAAGCTATCTCAGATTATATGGGTGTAGCGGGAGAAGTATTCGCTCGTCAGACTGAGCAGCGTCGTGGTTTAAGTGCTACAGAAAGAGCTGCTAATCCTGCGATGCAAGCAATCGAGACAGATCCTCTAAATCGTAAAGCAGGTATTACAATCGATAACATGACTGCTCCTCGTGCTGGAGGACAGCAAGCATCTATGGGTGAGTTTACTATTAATCCAGGAAGAACTCAACGATCTAACACCACTCCTACGTATGAAAAAGCATTTGATCTTTTAAACGTAGGCGAAGGAGATACAGTGTTAGACTACGGTGCTGGTATGGGTCTAGGGTCTTCATCTGCTCGTAAACGTGGTGCGAATGTGGTAACTTTTGAACCAATTCCTCCTAAAGACTTTACTCCAGACTTTACAAACGCTGCTGATATTCCTGAGGCAGTGGCTAATAAAGTTGTAAATATGAATGTTTTAAACGTATTGCCTCCTACGCAACGTAACGAAGCAGTGACAAGCATTGGTAGATCGTTGATGCCTAACGGAGAAGCAATCATTAATGTACGAAGTGCAGCAGAAGTAAATGCTGCTAAGAATAAAATTAAATCAGAAGACGGTTTTATTATAGGCTCTGGTAAAGAAAGAACATTTCAAAAAGGCTTCACACAAAAAGAATTAAAAGAATATGTTTCTAATGTTCTTGGAGAAGATTACACAGTAGAAAGTGTTTCAGGTTTATCAGGAGCAACTGTAAAGATTAAAAAGTTACAAAGTGCTACTCCTGTTCAGTTTACTGATCCGTTTGCTATGCAAGTTCCACAATCCACAATCCCTGAAGGAATGTAAGAATGGCTGAATTTAAAGAAGATATCACAACAGAAGATGATCGTGAGTTAGTCTCATTCATCGTAGATCATTGCAATCGTTGGAGAGATCACCGAGATGTAAACTATTTAGATAAATGGGAAGAGTATGAAAGATTGTTCAGAGGAATCTGGGATGGGGCTGACAAGACTCGTGAGTCCGAAAGATCTCGTCTTGTTACTCCCGCCCTCCAACAAGCTGTTGAGTCGAAGCAAGCTGAGATTTCTGAAGCTGTCTTTGGTCGTGGCGAGTTCTTTGATATTGTTGATGATCGCACTGATCCTGATAAAGGTGATATCGCTTTAGTACGTCAACAGATGCATGAGGACTTTAAGTTCTCGAAGGTTAAGAAAGCATTAGATGATATTATTCTCTTAGGAGAACTGTACGGTACAGGTATCGGAGAGATTACCGTAGAAGAGAAGACAGTGATGTCTCCTTCTACCCAGCCTATCCCTGGCACTGCTATGGCAGCTATCGGAGTTACTGAACAGAAGAAGTTCATGGTTCAGCTCCACCCAATCAATCCTCGTAACTTCCTCATTGACCCTAACGCTCGTGATGTAGAATCATCCTTAGGTGTTGCAATCGAGGAGTATGTTGCTTATCACAAGATTGTTCAAGGCATGGTCGATGGTACATATCGTAAGGTAGGAATCACTCCTAGTTACAACGACATGGACTTAGAGCCTGTGCAAGAGATGTCTCCTAAGCAAGACGACAAGGTACGAGTCATTCGTTACTATGGTCTTGTTCCTAAGGAATACTTAGAAGAGTTACAGAAGAAAGACGGAGAAGAGATTGTAGATCTATTCCCTGAAGGTTCGATGGCTGAAGACTACCAAGACATGGTAGAGGCTATCGTCATCATCGCTGATGATCAGTGGCTCTTAAAAGCTGAAGAGAATCCTTACATGATGAAGGATCGTCCTGTTGTCGCCTATCAAGCTGATTCCATGCCTGGTCGTTTCTGGGGTCGTGGTACTGCTGAGAAGGGCTACAATATGCAGAAAGCTATTGACGCTCAGATCCGTAGTCACTTAGATTCTTTAGCGTTAACCACTTCTCCAATGATGGCAATGGATGCTACACGTCTACCACGTGGTGCTAAGTATGATGTACGTCCAGGTAAGAACCTCTTAGTCAATGGTAATCCTAACGAGATCATGATGCCGTTCAAGTTTGGTACGACTGATCCTCAGAATTTCCAGACTGCTCAGAACTTCCAAGCAATGCTCCTCCAAGCTACAGGTACAATTGATAGTACTGCTATGCCTGGGCAGGTAGCTGCTGGGGAAGCCTCAGGTGCTGGTTTATCTATGGCTCTCTCAGGCTTGATGAAGAAGAACAAACGTACTCTGATTAACTTCCAAGAGGACTTCTTAATCCCATTCATCACCAAATCTGCCTACAGATTCATGCAGTTTGACCCAGATCGTTACCCAGTTAAGGACTTTGTGTTCTTGCCTGTATCTACCCTAGGAATGGTAGCTCGTGAGTACGAACAACAGCAGATGATGGGCTTAATGTCCACCTTAGGAGCACAATCTCCTATCGTTCCTATGCTATTACAGGGTGTAATCCAGGGTTCTAGTATCTCTAATCGTGAAGAAATCGTAGCAGGACTCCAACAAATGAGTCAACCTGACCCAATGCAGCAGCAAATGCAGCAACTTGCTATGGCTACAGCTCAAGCTACCCTGCAGAAGACCCAGGCAGAAGCTGCTAAGGCTATAGCTGAAGCTCAGAAGGCTGGAGCTCAGGCTCAGGCAATCCCTATAGAGACCCAAATCAAGGCTGTAGAGGCTGCGAATAAGCCACAGAGTGCTGACCCCTTCACCCAGGTAGAGAAAATCGCTAATTTAGCCCTTAAAGAGGCTGATATCATGTCTAATGAGCGTATTGCTATGTTACAAACTGCTACAAAAATGCAATAAGTATTGACAAATTGTAAAAAGTATGGTATAATATAAGTATATATTAACACAATAAACTCTCCTTGTCAAGGAAAAAGAGTATGAACAGAGAATTACAGGATTATTACGAAGATCGCTTCTCAATGATGTCATCCAAAGGGTGGCAGAATTTGATTGAAGACATAGAAGTTATGCTTAGTAGCACTGACACCATTAGAGGTGTGGATACTGAGCAACAGTTATGGTTCAGAAAGGGAGAAGTCTCTATTATGACATGGCTAAAGAATTTAAGAGAGTCAAGCACCGAAGTCTACGAGCAACTCCAGAAAGAGGAAGACAATGCCGAGACGGATGTTTGAGTTTTCATGTAAGAATTCGCATATCACTGAGTCCTTCGTCGATGTTGACACAAAAGAAGTTCGGTGTGGTGAGTGTGGCGAGATTGCTACTCGCATTCTTTCCTCTCCTAGGTTGGGTTTAGATCCAATCTGTGGAGATTTCCCTAGTGCTACGGCACGATGGTCAAAGATGAGAGCTGAGAAGCTGGCATTGGAAAGAAAAACAAAAGCTAATCACGGCTCGTAAATGGACTCTTGACCACCGAGCTATTTTTTAAATGTCCTAAAATCGCATTGCGACAGGAGAATATACATGGCTGCAAATTTTATCGAACTGCCCGAAGTAGACGCTAACGAGAAGTACACTGATCCAACCAAAGACGAGAGTACAACCCCAGAACCTGCTGAAGAAATAGTAGGACAAACTGAAGAGGCTGCTCCAGAACAAGACTTACCTGAGAAGTATCGTAATAAATCTCTTGATGAGATTATTAAGATGCATCAAGAAGCCGAGAAGTTAATCGGACGACAGGCACAAGAGGTTGGTGAGAATCGTAAACTCTTAGATCAATACATCAAGCAACAACTCGAAACGAAGCACGACACACAGCCAAGTAAAGCACAAGAGATTGATTGGTACGAAGACCCTGCTAAGGCAGTAAATCAGGCAGTAGCTAATAACCCAATCCTAAAGCAATTGCAAGAACAACAGGCTCAACAAGCCCAGATGGTTGCATTGCAGACGATTGAGAAAGCTCATCCTGATTATTTAAGTGTAGCACAATCTGATGACTTTGCTTCTTGGATTCAAGGATCAAAGGTACGGATGGAATTATTTGCTAAGGCAAACAACTACGATGTAGATTCAGCGTTAGAACTGCTAGAGACTTACAAGTCAATACGCAACGTCAAACAACAAAAAGTAGAAGCTACTAAAGCTGCTGACGAATCGCTGAAGAAGGTCGATGATGAGAACCGAAGCAAAGCACTTAAGACTGCAGCCGTCCAGCAAGGCGGTACTGGAGAGTCAACAAAACCTGTTTATCGTCGTGCAGATCTTATTCGCTTAAGAATGCAAGACCCAGCTCGATACGAAAGCATGGCAGATGAAATTCTACAAGCTTACGCAGAGGGTAGGGTTAAATAACTTTAATTTAATTTTAGGAGATTTAAAATGGCAGTAGTCGCATACCCAGGTGGATCAACATCCATCGTAAACAAAACAGCAGCAGACAAGTTTATCCCAGAAATCTGGTCTGACGAAGTAATCGCTGCATATCAGAAGAACCTAGTATTGGCAAACCTCGTCAATAAAATGACGATGCGTGGTAAGAAGGGCGATACGCTCCACATTCCAAAGCCAACTCGTGGTGTTGCTTCTGCTAAGACAGCTAACAACGCTGTTCGTATTCAAGCTGACACCGAGACCGAAGTAAACGTCGTTATCGACCAGCATTTTGAGTACTCACGTTTCATCGAAGACATCGTTGAAGTTCAGGCTTTGGCATCACTCCGTCGCTTCTACACAGAAGACGCTGGCTATGCTTTAGCTAAGAAGATTGACGACACCTTGTTTGAATTAGGTAAGTCTTTCGGTAACGGTGACGGCAGTGACTGGACAAATAGCAACGTATATTATTCTAACGCTGGTACTGCTCTCGGTGCTTATGCTGAAGATACCGTTGCTTCTACTTCAACTTTCACTGACGTAGTATTCCGTGCCTTGATCAAGCTGATGGATGATGCTGACACTCCAATGGATGGTCGCTTCTTCGTTGTTCCTCCTTCAGTTCGTAATGCTATCATGGGCATTGATCGTTACAACAGCTCTGATTTCGTTGATGGTCGTGGTGTAAACAATGGTCAGATCGGTAGCCTCTATGGTATCGACATCTATGTTTCCAGCAACGTACCAGTCATTGAAACCGACGCTAACAACAGTGCTGGTGGTGATGTTAAAGCAGCAATCCTAGGTCATAAAGACACTATGGTTCTTGCTGAGCAAATGTCTGTTCGTTCACAGACTCAGTACAAACAAGAGTACTTGGCTACTCTGTACACTGCTGACACCCTCTACGGTGTTAAAGTAGTACGTCCTGAGACTGGCTTTGTATTAGCTGTTAACGGCTAATAGTAGTTCCTAAGACTCTCCAGCTTCGGCTGGGGAGTTTTCTTTAAGTGCATTCGATGAGTGTATTTAAACAAATATAGGAGATAGATCTTGGCAATTTATCGTGGTGCAGGTGGAGCAGGAGACGCTGTAAGCGATTCTAGTACTGAAGTATTGCTAGCACTTGAAGCAAAAGATGCTGCTGTTGCTGCACAAGTAGCTGCAGAAACTGCTCGGACAGGTGCTCAAGCTGCACGAACTGCTGCAGAATTAGCAGAAACAAATGCTGAGACTGCGGAGACTAATGCAGAAACTGCAGAGACTAACGCAGAAACTGCTGCTACTAACGCTGCAAGTTCTGCTAGTGCTGCTTCTACATCTGCTACCAATGCAAGTAACTCAGCTTCTGCTGCGTCTACTTCAGCTACTAACGCTTCTAATTCAGCTTCTGCAGCAAGTACCTCAGCTACCAACGCTAGTAACTCAGCTACGGCTGCTTCTACGTCTGCATCTAATGCAAGCACTTCTGCAAGTAACGCAGCTACCTCAGCTACTGCAGCGTCAAACGCTCAGACTGCTGCTGAGACAGCAAGAGATCAGACCTTAACTGCATACGATAATTTTGATGATAGGTACTTAGGAGCTAAGACTTCTAATCCTGCGTTAGACAACGATGGTAATGCTTTAGTAGCAGGTGCTTTATATTTCAACTCTGTAGCTGGATCAATGAAAGTATATACAGGCTCTGCTTGGGTTGATGCCTATGCTTCTGGTTCATCTTTCTTAGCAAAAGCAAATAATCTATCTGATTTACAGTCTTTCTCTACAGCTAGAACTAATCTTGGTTTAGGCACTGCAGCTACTACAGCGTCTACTGATTATGCTACTGCTGCTCAGGGAACTAAAGCAGACTCTGCATTACAACCAGCAGCGATTGGTGTTAGTGTTCAAGCCTATGACGCTGACTTAGCAACGATTGCTGGGTTAACTCCCACAAACAACTACGCTATTATTGGTAATGGTACAAGCTGGACTTCTTCTGCATTACCTGCATCAGGAGTAACCTCAGTATCAGGAACATCTCCTATCTCTTCTTCAGGTGGTAGTACTCCTACAATCTCCTTAGATAACTCTGGTGTAACTGCTAATACTTATGGAAGTTCCTCTTCTATTCCAGTCATTACAGTTAGTGCTAAAGGTTTACTTACTTCAGTAACCACTGCTACGGTTGCTGGTGGTCAATACTTTGGTAGTGCTGCCGTAAAAGCAATTGCATATAATGCCTCAACAATCAGTGAGAATATTACAATGAATTATAACGGTATGTCCGTAGGGGCTATAACTATTAGTTCTGGTTTCTCAGTTACAGTTAATTCTGGAATAAGGTGGGTGATACTATGAGTATCGTATTATTAGGCTCAACTAGCGGAAGTATTACATTACAAGAACCAGCCGTTGCTGGTACTACTGTATTAGACTTGCCAGCTACTAGTGGAACACTAGCTCTTACTTCTAGTGTTGTTTCTTCTTTGAATGGAAGCACAGGTGCGTTAAAAGGCATGACCTTAATATCAACTACCAATGTTAGTGCAGCAACCACAATTGATATTACAAATATCCCAACAACGGCAGGGGCAACCTATATTTTGCAAATGCAAGGAAGAATGGCAGGTACGGCAGGGGTTAATATTTTTAGTTTGCGATACTCAACCAACAATGGCTCAACATTTGCAACGACTGCAATAAGTAGTGCTGGTACTGGTTATAATGATTCAAATTCAACTCCAACATATATGTCAGATGTTATTAGAACCACTAATAATAGTCCGAATAATATATTTTCTGTAGTTAACCTTTCTAATGGTGGAACTGTTAATACGGCAAGCGTTTATCCAACTGCAAATTCTCAAATACAATTTGGTGATTACGAAAACGGAACATCCATACTATATAGTGGTTATAGGTCTGCTCCTGACGATACGCTTGATTCTACTGGAGCTATGGTAAGCGGTGCGGGAACAGTCAGGGGTGCAACTTTTAATGCGTTAAGAATCATTAGAAGGCAAGGCTCACAGACATTTACAGGCAGTGTCAAACTATTTTTACTAGGAGTATAAGATGGAAAAAATGTATAAATGGGTTGATGGTGTTGAGGTTGAATACTCAGCAGATGACTATGCCCAATACGAACAAGATGTTATAGCAGAAGAAAATCGCAGACTTGAAAGGTTACCAATCGCCATTCGCAATAAAAGAACTGCATTACTAAAAGAATCTGATTGGACACAAACTATTGATAGTCCTTTATCTGCCGAACAAAAACAGGCATGGGCTACTTATCGTCAAGCATTAAGAGATATTACAAGTCAATCAGGATTCCCGACTGATGTGCAATTTCCTACTGCACCAAATTAAGGAATAACTATGTCCGTAACCTTAAACGCATCCACATCTAGCGGTTTAGTACAAACTGCTGATACAAGTGGAACAATCGAACTACAAAGTAATGGTACAACTAGACTAACAGTAGCATCGGGCGGAGTAACTGCTAATAATTTAACCGCTACAGGCATATTTGGTGGTGGTGTAATTACTAGCGGTACAGCAGTTGCTTCTACAAGCGGAACAAGTATTGATTTTACTGGTATTCCTAGTTGGGTAAAGCGTATAACCATAAACATTAATACAGTTTCTACAAACGGAACAAATGAGCCTCAAATTCAATTAGGTACATCAGGCGGTGTTGAATCTACAGGATATAGCTCCGCAACTGGCTCAACTTTTACATCTAATGGTGCTAGAGGAACTTCTTATACATCAGGATTTGCATTTATATATAATGGAATTACAAGTGCAACATCAGTTTTTAGCGGTTCAGTTAGTATCAATTTATTAGGTTCTAATACATGGTGTATACAAGGCGTAATTGCTCAAACTACTTCTACCGTGATTGCAAATTTTGTTGGTGGAAGCAAAACGCTTGCTGGAACATTAGACAGAGTACGCATTACTACAGTAAACGGCACAGATACCTTTGACGCTGGTTTAATCAATATTCTTTACGAGTAAATCATGTTCATAATTGACTGGGTTTTCGATAAAATGGGCTACACTAAAAAAGTAAATTGGCTTACTGTGCTTAATTCTTGGGAAGGTGAAG